ATGAAGACTAAAAAGGGTCTGGCACTCGTTATAGCGAATGCAGATTATTTACAGCAAAATAAACTTCCTACCTGTAAAAAAGATGGAAGAGATATGCAGAGAGTATTAGAATATTTGAATTTTGATGTGATTTTCGGAAATGACTTAAGCAGAGCATCTATGTATGATGTGATATCAAAATTTCTTGAAACAGCAGAATTGTATTCAACAGTTTTAGTTTATTACACAGGACATGGTGTTCAAATAGATGGTGAAAACTACTTTGTTCCCGTTGATTGTGAATATAAAAGTTCGAAGGCTATTTTTACAGAAACCCAGTTAGTAGGGATTAATGCTATAACAGATTTCATGACTGCTAATCCAAATAAAACCAATATTATGATATTGGATGCATGCAGGTCGAATCCCGGATTTGCAAAAGATATTGTAGGTACTGGATTGACAGAGGTGATGGCTGGAAATGGAACACTGATTGCGTTCGCAACAGCACCAAATGAGGTTGCATTGGCATCTCAAAGCGAAGACGAAAACAGCTTTTATACTAAGGCATTGCTAGATAATATTGTACGTCCAAATATTAAAATTGAGGATATGTTTAAGTCAGTAAGAAACGATGTCGTATCAATGTCTAATGGGGAGCAAGTACCTTGGGAAAACACATCGTTAAATAAGGATTTCTATTTCAACACTATGTCTCAGGACGAAATTAATGAGCAGATATACCAGAGTATAAGAAATAACTATGCAGCTGAAACATTTTTATTGCTAAGCCACTTGACTGGTTATTCAATATCCGATTTGTTACGCATTCATACAAAACAAAAAAGTGAAAAACCCGGTGGAATATATTTTGAAAAGGAAGTGGAGTTAGAACATTATCTTCTGGAACAAGCATTAGATTTAGGTTTTGAAATGAAAAATTATAGATGGTGTTATCAAAATATTCCTGTTCGAATGGGAGAATTCTTACATAATCCAAATGTTAAATTGAGAAATTCATAGTTCAAAGTAAACCAAAGAACCCTCCCGGCCATCATGGTCAGGAGGGTTTCGTGCGTCTATGAAGTTATGCATCAACATCGATGCTGACACCGGATTTAAGCTCAACGGTGATTCGGTCATCCCAGATGGTTATCTGTTTGACCCAGCGTCGCACCAGTGATTCATCGAACTCGGTAAGATGTGTGCTCTGCTGTGAGATGTAATCTTGCAGGTCGTTGATTCGCTTTATCTGCTCATCTCTTGCAGCCGTGTCAACGGTGGTCTGCTGTCGGAGTTCTCGGAGTCTGAAAATCTCATCGGCAATCTCATCGTAGACTTCTTTGCTCTGAGCTTTCTGGATAAGCTCTTGCTGCAAGGCCATCAGCTTCTCATCGATGTTTTCAACGGAAGTGGCTTGTGAAGCTCGGATAACCGAGGCTATATTAAGCTGCAGCTGTGCCTGATAGCTACTTTTGTCTCCAAGCATCTGGTTGATTGCTTTGACGACGGCATCCTGAAGGAACAGCTCATTGATGGTTCGGGCGTGGCATTCCAGTCCGGTTGATTCCAGTCTGCTGATGCAGCGCCAGACGATGGACTTGACACCTCGATTGTTCCAGTGGAGCCTACGGAACATTTCGCCGCATTCGCCGCAGATGACGATTTGCGAGAAGCAGTGGTTGCAGCTGTAGCTGCGCTTCTTACCATTGGCACTGGTCTTGACCACTCGTCTGCGGACCAGTTCTTCCTGAACCTGCAGGTAGATTTCCTTCGGAATAATGGCTTCGTGGTTACCTTCCACATAGTACTGAGGCATGAGGCCGTTGTTCTTGACTCTGGTTTTATTCAAGAAGTCGGTGGTGTAGGTCTTCTGGAGAAGGGCATCACCGATGTATTTTTCATTTCGGAGAATCTTGTTGATGGTGCTGGTATGCCACTTAGCTTTGCCTGCTCCGGTGAGAATGCCGTCACGCTCCAGACCGGCTGCAATCTTATCCATACTGAGACCTTCCAAGTATTCTCGATAAATGCGTTTTACAATTTCTGCTTGTTCCGGGTCAATGACAAGGTTGCCTTTGGCATCCTTTGTGTAACCGAGGAAGCGGTTGTGGTTGATTTGCACTTTGCCTTGCTGATAGCGGAACTGGATGCCCATCTTCACGTTCTGGCTCAAGGATTGTGATTCCTGTTGGGCCAGTGATGCCATGATGGTGATTAGGATTTCTCCTTTGGCATCCATTGTGTTTATGGATTCCTTCTCGAATATGACCGGAATATTCATGCCCTTGAGTTCTCTGATGTATTTCAGACAGTCCAGAGTGTTTCGGGCAAATCGGCTGATAGACTTGGTAATAATCATATCAATTTTACCGGCCTTGCAGTCATCAATCATGCGGTTGAATTCTTCACGCTTTTTTGTGTTGGTGCCGGATATACCGTCATCGGCATAGATTCCGGTGAATTCCCAATCCGGGTTCTTCTGAATATATTCTGTATAGTGTTCTACTTGAGCTTCATAGCTGGTAGCCTGCTCATCGCTGTCTGTACTGACACGGCAGTACGCTGCGACTCGGAGCTTCGGTTTTTCTTCTTCCTTCTTGCGAGCGTTACTTCCAACTTGGCGTCTCGCAGGAATCAGCATTACATTTCCCATTATTGACTCTCACTTTCTATGAGGCTGTACAGGTATTCCGCTTGTCTGACGGGGTTATCATGTAAGGCAACACCGTCTTTCATATAAAAGTGGGTAGGTATCTGTATTTCACTCATTTGTGTTTTCTTATTATTCCGTCCGAGCTTAGTGGCCCGGCGTATACGCTCTTCTTGCGCTTTCTGGTAAGTATCCTTATCAATGATAGCTGGGTAGAAGTCATCACCAAGATAATGGGCTGTTTCCATCAATCGCTTAGCGGTTCCATGATAGGTTGGAATTCCGGCTTCTGCAGCTGCCTTCGATAAGGACATACCACTCAAATAATTCTTATAGAGCTGTCGGAGTTTTACGGCAGCAGGCTTGTCAATGACGGCAGTACCGTTTTCTATCCGATAGCCAAAGGGTGTATGGCCCATCTAATCACCAATCCTTTCTGTGAATGTCAGTCCACATTTCATCACAAACTTGATTTCATTTCTTCCGATAATCTCAATGTGGTCTGCGTAGCTTTCAAAAAGCTCCTCACTGTAGGCTGTTAACATTTCGGTATGAGATACGAAGTGGAGCAGCAGGTTTGTTTCCGTAACCTTTACTGAGTCACCGGTCATGCAGATGGTGATTGCTTCGATATCTGAACGATAAGTCTCTGCCTGCAGGAGGAGTGCATTTGTCTCCTGATTGTATAAAATCTGGTCGATGTAGCCCTGCGCCATCAGCTTTGTCAGGGTTTCTCGCTGCTCGCTATTCTGGGCCAGAAGAAGCTCCAAGTGCTGAATTCGCTGTACCGCTTCATCTCCAGAAGAATTCTCAAGGGCTTTCAGATAAGGAGCAAGTACTAGGCGATGCCCGTAGATGAGCTTGTTCAGCATCGTTATAAATGCAGCTTTTATCTCATCATCCCTTGCATACTTCATGCCGCAGGTGGCCTTATCCTTCAGGTGGGTATTGCAAGCCCATGCGACATACTTGTAGGTAGTGCAGGTATGAATCCTGCGCTTGAAGGTGTCGCCACATTCTCCGCAGATGATTTTTCCTGAGAATGCGTAGCGTTGCTGGTATTTACCATTGCCTTTTTCGATACCTTTCTCAGAAGCTCTTTGTGCGACCAGTGCATTGGCAGCGTCAAAATCTTCATGGCTGATAATCGCTTCATGGTGGTCTGGAGCCATGTACTGGTCAACCTCACCGTAATTGATGTGACGATTGAAGTTCTCATCGGTATAGGTCTTTTGAAAAATAACGTCACCAGTATATTTCTCGTTGGCAAGGATGGCTCGAATGGTAGTAGCGGTCCATTTGCTGTTTTTCTTGGACGCAATACCATCTGCATTTAGCTCATCAGCGATAGCCTGAGTTCCTTTGCCGGAAAGGACATCAGCAAATATCTTTTTTACAATTTCGGCCTGTGCTGGATTGACGACCATATTTTCTCCATTCCAATCGTAGCCGTAGGGCGTATAGCTCAGCTTGAAGGTTCCGTTCTGGAAGCGGCGCTTAATGGACCACTTGGCGTTTTCGGAAATGGAAGTGGATTCACCTTCAGCCATACTACTGAGAATGGCAAGGAAGAGCTCGCTTTCCATTGAACCGGTGTTTATATTTTCCTTTTCAAAGAAAAGCGGAATATCTAAGCTCTGCAGTTTTCTTACAAGTGCCAAGCAGTCGGTCGTGTTTCGAGAAAAGCGGCTGATGGATTTGGTGATAACAAAGTCAATTTTCTTTGATTCACAATCCGAAATCAGGCGAAGTAGCTCCGGACGCTTCTCAGCTTTTGTGCCTGTGATACCTTCATCGAAGTAGAGACCGGCGAACTGCCAATCCTCACGGGAATTGATGTATCGCTCATAATGGGTTTTCTGTGCTTCCAGACTTTCCAGCTGAGCATCACTGCCTGTTGAAACACGGCAGTAGGCAGCGACTCTGAGTTTCTTCTTTTGGGTGCTATTATTTTGTACACCTTCGATTTTTGTTACCTTCTTCACGGTAGTTCACCTCCCTTCGTTAGTGTCACATATTAGCTCTGAAAGCCTTATATATCAACGGATTTCGGGCATAATCTCCACCCAAAATGGAGAGAATGTCTCACGATTTTTCAGCGATAATTTGTTGAACTCTGACAAGGAAATAAGTCCAAGCTCCAACATGTTTTCAGCCACTTTCTGCGCCTGAAAGAAGTTATAATCCTGCTCGATATCGGCCTGCTGGATGGGCTTCGGAGCAGCAGAAACTGGAATGGTTGTTGTGATATTTTCTTGCATAATTGCCTCCAATCTGAGGAAGTTCCTCACTACTAAATGGAGGCGTGATAGCGGTTTGGCCGAAAAAAGATAAAATTATCTGCCTTCACTATCCAATGGAGGTGAAGTGAGCTTTTGAGCCATCAAAAATAAAAAAAAGAGGGCCTGCAGGAGATAACTCCCACAGACCCTGTGAAAAGGTGTGCCTTATAACTTCTTTGCAAAATCAAGAGAAATCCATCCAGCTCCGGATTTGAGCTTACCCCAAAGAGTAGCGCCTGCTCCCTTGGACTCTTGAACAATGGTAAAGATGCCCTTACCAGTGAACTGACCGGTTCTGTCGTAGTTGGTACCCGGACCCTTACGGATATTCAGATTGGCGATGCTGACCTGAACCTTATAGGAAGTGTCCTTGGAAGGAGTGGGTGCCGGTGTGGATGCTGCCGGGTAGACAACATTTCCAGAGGCATCAAAAACCTTGTAGCCAGAATTCGCGTCTACCTTTTTCTTGGCATTGTCCAGTACCTTATAAGCACCCAGCTGACTCTTGGCATCAGACCAAGACTTGCGGACACGGTACATCTGAGTTGCTGGCTGCTTTGTGTCTCCATCAGAAGGAGCAGAGCCAGAGCCCATAGCTGCTTTTACATCCTTGCGAAATCCAGCCATCGTGTAAGAAAGGCCAAGGCCTCTCCAGAGATGTTCCGGGTCTCCGTGATTGGAGGCAACGCCACGGGCATGACCTTCCTTATGAGAAATGATGACGCCATCAGCAGTAGGATTCAGACCATACTGATTGCAGAGCATTGCGAAAAGTTCTACGGCAGCGTTGTAAGTTCTCTTTGCAGAAGCCTTTGCAGTTGCAAGGTCGCTGCAGGTGAAAGTAGAGCCACCGGTGTATTTGATGCAGGCAGGTTCGCACATTTCAACACCGATATGAGTATTGTTTGCCGCACCACCTGCATGCCAGCCACGATGATTCCAAGGAAGTGTCTGATAGACAGTGCCATCGTTACCATCAATAAAACCGTGGACGCAGGCATTATTGTAGCTAGGGCTGTTCCAGTTGTTAATGAAAACGGATGCCCTTGGCTGAGGACATCCGACGGAGTGGAGCATAAGCCCCTTTACAGTGATTTTTCTTCCTGCAGTATAGCAGGGATTCTTTGTAAGAATAGATTGTACGAGCTTCATTTTATTCACCATCCTTTGCACTTCTGTCGTGAAGCTGTTCTAATACAACTTTGATTTTTTCAGGGATCGGAAGGCCGAGATGTGCGGCATTTTCAAGCAAGCTGACGCCCTCATTGGAAATGTAGAAAAAGATGACTGCAGTACGAAGCACACTGCCAGAGCCGATGACATGAATATCGAGAATATTGGCAATGCCAACGAGCAGGAAAATCAAAACCTTTCTACAGATTCCCTTGAAGCCAACTTCACTAGAAAGCGTGTGGTTGGCAATGGCACACATGACGCCGGTGATGTAGTCAATGACAACAAAGGCTATAAGAGCATAGAGTAAGCCATCACAGCCTCCGAGAAAATAACCCAGCCAACCGCCGATGCCTGCAAAAATAAGTTGAATTGTGTTCCAGAATTCTTTCATTGATAAGTACCTCCATTTCTGAAATTAGATATAAGAAAAGCAGCTACCATCTGATAGCTGCGAATATAAATTAAGCAGTCCTTTTCCACATATAGCATGTGATATAGGGCTGCAAATTGCTGTGGGCACTGCCGGAACCAGTAGCAGCAGTAGAACCAGAAATTGTATGTGAATGTGAGCCAGCGCTTGTGGTTGTTTTGTTGCTCACAGCTGAGTAGCCGGAAGTAGCATCGATTAAGACACGATTGCCACCGCTGGTACCCCATGAGGCTTTCTGGTTCTTTAAGTCATGGGTATGCCCACCAGCGCTTGCTGTTGCCAGCGTACCTTTTGCATGTGTATGGGAAGGCATCTGCGCTGTGGTCAGTGTGACAGTAGAAGCACCACCTGTTTTTTCTACTGTTGCAAAGTTTGTGTCGTTTGCATTCACGCCGACTGGAACACGGCCAGTTCCCCAAGCCACCCAAGTGCCTCCAAAGTAAGTGGAAGGGTTGGTGTTCTTGACACTCATGTAGATACTTCCGACAGGATAAAGAGCACCTGTGAATTCCTTGATGTAATCCTTCAGCAATTTGCCGTAGACCTTTACATCCCATTTTTCAGATACCTCAAAGCAGTTGTCTGTTTCAGATACCTTACCAACGGCCACACCCTTGCCACCACTCTTAAAGTCCATGACTACCGACGCTGTAGATACGATGTCTGTGATGCTGATAGTTGAGAATGCATCCTTCAAATCATAGCGGACCTCATAGGAGGTCTCGGTGGAAATCTTACCGCCACCAAAGGTGAAGGCCGTACCGGAATTGAAGCTGGCAGAGGCATTGGTCCACATGCTACTTCCGGCGACTCGGTAGTAGGTGGAGCGAGTCACTGTATTCTTGGAACTGCAGGAAGCAAAGCTGTAGGATACCGTTCCTTTGATGTAGGTTCCATCATCGGTGAGTGTGCCTCCGCTGTTACAACGCTGCGAGTTGTAGGAACTAAAAGAAGGTGGACTGTAGGCGACGACAGAAATCGACACGGTTGCAGCAGCAGAGGTTCTTCCTCTGGAGTCCGTTACGGTTGCTGTGAAGGTAATCGTTCCGGATGAGTTAAGGAAGCCTGTCGTGAGTGAACTCTGTGTTCCAGAGTAGCCGCCACCACTGATACTGTAGGACTTTATAGTGGAGCCGTAGATTCCGGCAGCGCCATTTATCGTTAGCGTTGCTTTCGACTTCGACTGCACATAGATACCCCAAGCGGCAGGGACAGAGCCATCCACACGAGTAGCAGTCAGACTGCTGATGGTAGGCTTGACGGAGGAAGGAACCGTCAAAGTTAGCGTGCAGGTTTTGGTTCCAATCTTAGATGAGCCATTGTAGGTATCGCAGGTAATCGTACAAGTACCGCTTGTCGTGCTTGGTATCTGATTTGCCAGTGTGAGAGCTGGTGTCCATGATACCGAAGTGGAGGTGGTCTTTGTCGTGATGGTCCCTGTGGAATTACCAAAGGCATAGGTCAGCGTATGGGTGAAGGAGGAAGAAGCCCTTGAGATAGTAATCGTTGTGGCACTTCCCATATTCACTGAGGTGGCTGTTACCGAGGATGCTCTGGGAATGGTATTCAGCGTATGCGTTCCACTTGCTGAAACACTGACTGCATAGGTATAAACACCGGCCTCGCAACTCAGATTGAAGGATTTTGTACCATCCGAATTATGAGCGATGGTCAAAGAGCCGGAGGCAACAATGGTGCCGTTTTTCAGCTGGATACGGCTATCCGTGGACGATGAATAAACTGTAGTACCGTTGATGACAGCCTTAAATCCACCGGACATGACCCAGCCACTTGCAGAGCCAGACCCTTTGAGGGTCCATGCAATAGTTGATGTATTGTTTGCTATATTCTGACTGGACAATGTCCAAGAGAGCGTAACAGAGCGGCCTTCTTTCTGGCCGGTTGTAATACTTCCGCTGGAAGCCATAATGAATCACTCCTTTACGATGCCGGGCCTCTCCATTTGATAGAGAGGTTACCGTTACTTCTTGGGATAAAGTCAAACCATCCTCGGGTCTCATTGCCAAGGGATAGTTTGTTACGAACCTCCGCATTGGTGATGACCAAGCTGTTATTGGAGATATATGCGATTTTCTGACCGTTCTCTTTGAAGGCCAGTTCATTGTTGGAGAGCTCGGCAGTGAATGCGTTTCCGACCTTGCCAAGCTCAATAAGAGCTCCTTTGAAGCGGATATATTCTTCAAGGAGCTCTTGATTGGTAGCAATATTGTCCTTCAGTTCATCTGTGATAGTGGAGAAGTCCATACGGATTTCGCTACTGTTTTGAGTAATCGTAGATTGAAAATCCTGCTGGATAGTTGCCATTTCTGAGCGTGAGATATAGTCTTCACGGACAGCGAGACGAATCTGCTCTGAGGATTTTGAAATCTCCGAATAACACTCACGCACATTTTCTTGAATGGCTGTGATGTCATCCTCGTATCCGGCAACATTCTGGAAAGAGGCCTGACAGGAAGTGATAAGTGCCATAGGACCACCTCCTACTTGGAAACATCACACTGCAGTGTCAGCAAGCTGTCGATATCGGCAGCGGAGAGATAGATGACCTTGCCAGTCTTACCAAAGTTGGCTGCATTGCCATCCTTATCCTGTGCGTACCAGTTATAGGTCAGAGACTGCTTTTCTGTTGCATCGGCCCAAGCGCTACCAGAATATTTCTGGAGTGTGACGATCTTTGCTGAGTGACTGATTTTATACCAGAAGGCACCAGTCGCAGGATTGGAAGGTGCTGTCTCACTGATAGGGCCGAGCAGCGCATCCACTTCCTGCTGATTGGTGCGGACGATGACGTAAGGGCAGACACCACCCTGATTGTTCTTTACCGTAAAGCCTCCGATAGAAAGAAGTTCTGATACATACGGGTCAGATTTATCTTCAACTGTGATGACATCCACATAGGACTTGCCGCCATAGGTCATCGTGCAGCGGTAGGACTGAATGTTTACGATGTCGCTTCCAGATACCGTCAAGGTAGCAGAGGTCGCACCGGAGATATTTGTCCATTTGCCACCAGTGTATTTTGCCCACTGATAAGTAGCACTGGTGATAGCAGTCGTTCCAGAATAGGCAGAGGTTGCAAGTGACAGGCTTCCGGACTGGTTCATCACGATAGTGCCGTTGGGCGCATAAACGGAGAAAACAACAGCACTGGTGCCATTACTTCCTCTGGTGGACTTCGCCCATGCAAATTTCTTCACGACTGTTTTTCCAGAGATAGTGAAGGTCAAATCAACGGTACCGTTGACAACATTCGCACCGCCGAGTGTAGCAGAGGCTGCAACAGAAAGAACGATGGAACCAGCAGCAGATGCAGTTGCCGCAGTATTGGTCTTCAGGGTCATACCAGAAGGCAGTGTTCCAACGGAGCAGGTACAGGCAGTCTGTGTGATGCCAACATATCCGGTAAATGGAATCGTGATATCAAGGGCTGCAGTTGCTGCACCAGAAGAGGAGCACGCAATGGCCTGGGCCTCATTACCGAGAATGATAGAAAGTCCGCCGGTTCCTGCTGCACCCGGAGACCCCGGAGAGCCTTTGCTGCCGTCATACATTTTGGTAATGGAAATGGTGTCATAGACATCGGCATCATCTGTAAGGAGCTTGATTTGAGCGACATTATCGACGAATACGGTGTGCGCAGGCTTTACGACGAGCGTTCCACCCGTGATGCTGGTATTGTCGGAAGTTGTCGGATAATCTGCCCATGCACCAGAGCTGTTTTTATACTGCCACTTGGAAATGGAGACACCCTGAATCTGTGCTGTCAATGTTGCCTGAGAAGCACCAACGAGCGCAGAAGAAGCATTGTACTTGAATACATAGGTATCTGCTGTCACATAGGCGAGCTTTGCGTTCTCTGCATTGCGCACCAAAGTGTAGGTAATATCCGATGTGATATTGACCGTGTTCTTGGTCTCGGAATCGTAGTAGCTGATATAGCAGATGTAGGTAATCATCCCTGTGGAAGAGGCAGCCAGCACATTGCTGTTGACCTTCAGGATTCCTCCGGTAACTTTCTCATTGGAATTCAGTGCTGTCTCAGCGCCGCTTCCGTCCTTACGTTTCCATGTGATAGTCAGACCAGAGGAGTTGAGTGCAACATTGGTCTGGTCAAGGAAAACGACCGGCGTAAGTGTAAGATTTGTGTTGGCCCAGCTTGGTGCGTAGGTGTGCGGCAGCACATTCGGGTTTTCACTCTGCGTCTTAGGCAGATTGGAAGTGATATAAGCCGACAGCTTTCGTTGGTCTGTAATGTCCACGAAGGTCTGCTGGCTGGAAGTTAAGATTGTAGGCATTTTCTGGCCCTCCTTTATACAGATACTTCACAGTAGAAGGATGCGTTATCTTGCACATCCTCTGTGGTTATGATGATTGATTTCATTCCAGTGTGGGTGGAATCCCACTGTGCATCCGCCTCTTCATTACCGGATTTCCTATGCCAGACAAAAGCAGAATCCGGAAGAGTTGTAGTGATATCCTTATCCCATGAGTACACCTTGCAGGAAAGACGACTATTCTGGCCCTTGTCCTTAAAGATGCTGATGCCATCCACGATGAGCTCCGTGCGGTACATCTTAGAAGCAGCGATGCCATCCACCTTACCGGAAATACCCTCAATAGTAGCAGTCTGACCGAGCAGTTCATCCTCGATGGCTGTAAGGTTTTCATTTTGCTTTGCGGAAATCGTAGTAAGCTTGATACCGCTGGCCCCAATGGTGATGGTGTTGCCAGAAGGATTTAAGTAATCTACGGTCTTGCTCATGCAGGCGTAGCGCCCATCAATGCCATGAGGCGGAGACAGGCAGTCCACAAATTGTCTGGCGTGGATGCTGCCGATATCTGCTCCGGTGTCTGATTCGTCTACAATGCTCAGCTCCATGCTTGTGATACCGGCGATAAGTTCTGCCAGACGAGCATTGGCTTTGCGGAGCAGGTTTCCCGGAAGCGTGACATTTTCCCAGACTTCTGTTGTCCATATCCATCCGATTTCTTTTACAGCGGCATCATCGTAGATATAATTTTGACCACCGTTTACAGAAGTGATGTCGATACGTTCATCGGATTCGACCTCGTTTCCTTCTTCATCGGTGGTCTTTTTCTTTGCCCCAAGTGGGATGAGAGCAGCGATTCGCTCCGTATGGTCACGGGTGATTTTGACATCCATGAGGTTTTTGCCATATTCCACGGTCTGGATAGAATGGACATTGAACTCAGCGAGGTAATCCAGAACCTTTCCGGAATCTGTGTAACGGACCATCAAATAGCCGCCATGTGTATTGATGAGCTTACTTTTGATGGCATCCAGCGTGCAGGAATACTCAGAATTGCTGTAGCTGATATAGTCATTGTTGTCCGTGACTGTGATATTCCCCAGTTTGAAACGTTTCTTTTCTTCAACGGCCTTATTGTGCACGGACAGGAAATACTCCAACAGACCTTTGAGGGTCCCCTTATAGGAGAAGGGCGGCTGCTGACTATCCTTGAGATAGGCCAGAGCCGACTCACAGGTCCAAGTATGCGTATTGTAAAAATCACTGCCGTCATTTAGAGCACGGCCTTCAAATACGGTGTTGTCACCCTTTTTGCAAACAATGGTGGATGCCATCGGGTGGATGGAATCCAGATAGGGATGATTAAAAGGGGCAGACAGTGTCAGGCTATCGATGTTCTCTGCGTCCTCGGTCATCTTTGCTTCTGTAATAGCAAGCTGAGAAAGCTGCGGATGATAGAAAAGCTGACCATCAACATATATACGAAAGATACTCATAGGCGGCCCTCCCTGAAGCGGAAGGTCGTCGTACCGGTTCCTTTGATGGTGACGGTATTTCTGCCAGCTTGTAATTCAAATTCTGGAAGCGTCCAAGTGCCAGCACTGAGAGACTTTCTAAAAGTATCGCCGCTGATGCTCCAGCTAAGAGCTGTTTCTGCCGTGGTCGTGATAATAGGGACCACAGGCATAAAGTCATTTTCGATGATAAGAGTACCGGAACCAGTCAGATTAACAACCGTCTCATCAACGTGGTAACGATAGGAGTCGGCATCTTCACTGGAAATTACCAGCTGACCTTTTCCGGAGATAGGGTCATATTCAGAAGTAATCTCCAAAGTTCCGATGGCATAAAGCTCAGGTTCTTCGCTGGTCGATACCTTTACGAGTTGACCGGCATAGCGGTTTGCCATTTCAGCAACCATCTGGTCATATTTTGTTCTGGTTCCCAGCATGGAAAATGTCAAAGAAAAGCTCCGAGGCTGATACGATACACGCCCCAGAGCTTCTGTATAACGAATGGGAGAATTCCTTCCCGGCACCACAATCGTATTGGTCTGCGACTGCGGCACGGGAAAGGAGATAGTTTCTCGGAGCCAGCCCATGCCAGCGACTGATGCTCCGTTTAATTTGATATCAGGTGTCATAGACTGAGCCTCCTTTGTAATTTTTGTGCTTTACCAAGCTCACCGTCGATTGCCGGGAGCAGGTGTCCAACCAGTGTACCGTCCTCAAGGTAGATACCTTTGCTGGAGTTATCTGCGATGACCGCCAGATATTTTTCCATTGCACTGGTATTGAGATGACTAGAAATCATCGCTTCCAGCTGCTTGTAGAAACCGGCCAGAGGAAGGATTGCTTCTGCACCGGCCTCACCACCAGCCATCAAGGAAGAACCGTTCATACCAAAGATGGTAGGGCTGGTCATGATACCACCTTCCTTGTACCAATCGATAGAAAGATGAGGAACAGAAGGTGGAGCAATGGAAAGTTTACCGGATACTCTAAAGTGTGGCAGCTTGATATGCGGCAGTGAAATCTTCATGCCAGAGAAAAATCCCTTGATGGCATCCACCACACCTTTGACCTTGTTCTTTGCGGCCTCGATAGGAGTAGTAATAGCAGATTTTATGCCGTTCCATACCGAGGTGGCGGTCGATTTGATTCCATTAAAGATGCTGGTGACAGTGCTCTTTACGGAATTAAACACACTGGTGACCGTCGACTTGATAGCATTGACCGGAGTCGTGACTGCAGTTTTCACTGCATTCCACACTGTGGTCGCCGTGCTCTTTATCGCATTGAATACTGTCGTTACGACAGATTTGATGGCATTGACGACTGTGGTCACCACCGTTTTTATCGCATTCCATACGGTAGTAAATACGGTCTTGATGGCATTCATCACGGTGCTGATAACGGACGCCACTGCATTGATGACTGTCGTCACCTTGGATTTAATAGCATCCCAGACTGCGATGATGATTTCTTTACAGTTCTCCCAGATAAAACGGAATGGGAGAGTGATGATATCAACCGCAGCTTCCAGAATGGAACCAATCAGCATGATGCCAGTCTGGACGATGTTTTTGATGGTCTCCCAGATTCCAGTGAAGAAGGAGACGATGCCATTCCAGATTCCTTCAAAGAAGGTCTTTATATTGGTCCAGACCTCATTCCAGCTAGTGCCAAACCAGCCGAGGACAACGTCAGCAACACCCTTGATAACATTCAGGATATTGGTGAAGAAGCTGCTGATTCCGTTCCAGATGGAAGAGAAGATTTCCTTCACTCCAGTCCATGCTTGGGACCAGTTTCCGGTAAAGATGCCGATAAAGACATCAAGGATACCGGTTATGACACCAGTCACAGTGGAGAGAATATTGGCGATGTGATTAAACACTCCTTCAAAGATAGGAGCGAGAATCTGACAAAATCCATCCCAGACGGTTTTTAGTACATCCACGATATCTGTAAACTGAAATCCTAGCGCATTTAGTCTGTCTACGATTCCTTGACAGAAGCCGGAAATGGTATCTTTGATACGATTCCATGTTCCGATAATGGCATCACGGAAGCCTTCGTTGGTCCTCCAAAGATGAACAAAGGCAGCCACCAAAACAGCGATGACTGCAACAACTGCCAACACGGGAGCAGAGACACCACCAAGTGCAGCGCCCAGCTTACCGAGGACACCGGTACCACCTTGGATGGCAACTTTTAATTTGCTGACGCCATTGGCCAGTTTTACAAAGCCCTGCATCGCCACACCAATTTTCAATATGGTCGTTCCGATGATGATTAGTAGCGGTCCGATGGAGGCGACCAAAAGCGCAATGGTAACAATGGTCCTTTTGGTTCCTTCATCCATGCCGTTTAGCTTGTCCACGAAGCCTTGGAGCTTCGAGACGATAGAACGGATGGCAGGCATCAGAATATCACCAAAGGAAATGGCAAGCTCCTGAAGCTGTGATTTTAAGATAGTGAGCTGACCGGCAAGATTGTCCTGCATGGTCATAGCCATCTTTTCTGCAGAACCGTCACAATTTTCAATGGCAGAGGATAGCTTTTCGATATCGCCCTCGCCAGCATTCATCAGAGCGAGGAAGCCAGACATGGCATTCTTACCGACAAGAGACTCTGCAGCTTGGGCCTTTTCGGATTCCGTAAGACCGCTGAATGCAGTACGACAGTCTGCCAAAATATCGGAAAGGTCACGCATGGAGCCATCCGCATTGGTGGTGGCGATAGTGACATCTCCGATGGCCTTACCACTGATTTTCACATCACCGGCAAGGTTATTCATGATAGTACGAAGGGCGGTACCAGCTTGAGAAGATTTGATACCGGCATTTGCCATAAGACCGATAGCCTCAGCAGTATCCTCAGCAGAGAAACCAAGCGCACCAGCGATAGGAGCACAGTATTTGAAGGTTTCACCCATCATGGATACATTTGTATTTGCATTGGAAGATGCTGCAGCGAGGATGTCTGCAAAATGACCGGAGTCTTTTGCAGAAAGTCCGAAAGCAGTAAGGGCATCGGTCACGATGTCAGATGTGATTGCAAGGTCCTCGCCAGAGGCAGCAGCCAAGTTCATGACACCTTCGATACCGCCAAGCATATCCTCCGTTTTCCATCCAGCCATCGCCATGTAGTTCATAGCTTCAGCAGCCTCGGTAGCAGAGAACTTGGTCTTGGAGCCCATCTCACGAGCTTTGTTACGAAGGTCGTCAAAGTCCTTACCCGTAGCACCAGAAACAGCAGCCACCTGACTCATAGCAGAGTCAAAGTCAGCTGCTGTCTTTACTGCGGCGACACCAACACCACCAATTACGGTGGTCACGCCCATCATCTTTTTACCAGCGCCAGCGATGGAGTTACCAACGGCCTCCATCTTCTGGCCAGCCACATCTATTTTAGAAAGCGCAGTGCTTGTAGTGGCAGCTTCCTGCTGCAGGCGTCGTAATTCTTCCTCGGTCTCTACGATTTCACGCTGGAGAGCGTCATATTTGTCCTGACCGAGTTCGCCGTTTTCCAGCTGTTGTTTCGCCTGCTCCTGTGCTACCTTGAGGGAATCCAACTTTTCTTTTGTGGCTCCGATGGCATCTTTTAAGAGTCGTTGCTTCTGAGAGAGTAGCTCCGTATTGGAAGGGTCCAGCTTCAAGAGGCGGTTGACGTCCTTCAGGGCAGACTGCGTGGATTTGATTGAAGTATTGACCGACTTTAAGGCTTTATCTAGGCCGGTCGTATCACCACCGATTTCAACAGTGATACCTTTGATTCGGTTTGCCACGTGTACGTCACCTCCTTAGAATTTATCGAAGTCCTCCTGCGTTGCGATTTGCTGGTATTTCACATCGTCATTCGCCTTTTCCGTCCAGATGTCCATCACCATTCCAATGGTCAGAAGATCAAGATCTCGAATAGAGATGCCGATTTCTATGCAACGCAGGATAAACAACGGTGTGGTCATTTCCCGGCTACTGCGATGAAGTTTTTTTTAGATTCGATTTCTGTTTGGAGGTTCATGCCCCAAAGTTCGAGGATTTCAGGAAGTACCTCATAGATGGAGAACATCTCGAATTCATCCAGCCATTCCTCAATGGTTGCCGGAATACTATGGTCTGCATGGTAGGCCATGATATAGGCTACATTTTCAAAAATCTCCAAGTCCTCGATCTCAAAGGATGAACCATCATCAGAGTTACCCTTATAGGATGATTCAAGGCGTGAGAGGTCTTTGAAGATATCACGCTTGAATTTTGCACGGTAGAGTCTGGGAATAGTAGCGGAGGAACGGAATTTGACCTGCTTATCACCGATAGCGATTGTTTTTTCTAACATGTATTACGTCCTCCTTATCCTTCTGTCTTAGGTACAGGCACATAGACCTGCTGATACCAGTTCTTGTAGGTTTCTGCGTCAGTCTCATCACCGGTACGGCTCTTTACAAGGCCATCTTCTCTAGGGTCAGCAGTAAGCGTGAGCTTTTCTTTACCTGGCTCGATGGTATCCTCTTTGGTCTCAGATTCAATGGACGGACGAGAGGAAGTGCAGTTGTATAGCACATGACGAATGCTTCTGACATCGCCATCAAACTCGAAGAGCAATGCGAACTTTTCAAGTTCAGTGATGCTTGCGTTTTCAATGAGCACACCATTTGTGTCCAGTTCTTCCTTTAGAATTTCTGTACGGAACCATTCTGGAATGAGTGCAATTTCCAAATCACCGCTGTAACCGTTGTTTGCAGTGGAACGGAAATATACAATACCGTCGGCATAGAACGGAGAACTGTCACCCTCCGCATCTAAGCTGATGCTGACTGCTCCGGGGATAGCTTTCGGTTTGGCGTAGGTAAAGGCACCATCCTCGCCACGAGTCAGCTTGGCGGCATGAACATTTTTCAGGTTATATTTGACTTTATTACCCATGTTGATTAAACCTCCATTTCAAATGTATAGAGGACTTCATAGAGCTTCTCGCTCTCAATCCAGACCTCTGTTTTGTTATAAAAAATGCCGTGCTCATCAAGCACAGCTTCTAGTGTTGCTTCCAATGCCGGGTCCTTACTATCACAGTAGAGTTCAATATGGACCTCATTGATTTTGTAATAGACGCGGCCATCTGCGGAGAAGTTGTCGCTTCCCGGAAGCAGGTAGCAGATAAATGGTGGATTTGGTGATTCTCCCTCAGCAAAGTGGTCATAGGCAAAGGGAAGAGCCATCTCCGATAGGATTTTCAGTAATCTATCCATTTTTCAGGCACCTCTCAATCTCAGATTCCAGTTCTTTGATACCAACTTCTTCTGCAGGAGCGATATGAGAACGACCGGCCACACGACCACCGCCACGTTTGGCATGACCAAATTCAAGAAGGTGAGCTAGCTGATAGCGATTTCTGGAATACACAGTGACCTCTAGCGATTGGGAAGTTTCCTTGGTGTTCTTCACAGACCAACTCTTGCTGTAGGCTCCGGTATCTTTGGGAGAAGTACTTTGAATTTGCTTTTTAACTGTATTACCTGCTTTTTTGACAGCGGCTTTCATATCTACTGTTGCGAGGTCCGCATATTCTGTCAATTCCTTCATTACGGCATCGGCAAGACTGTCAACTTTTACTTTCTGGGCCATGTCATCGCCTCACTTTCTGGCAGGAGAGCTTGATACATTTTCGTTTAAAATTCATATGGTCTACTGCCAAAATATCATATAGTTCATTTCCAAACTGTATCCGATATCCAGTAGAGGTGAGAATAGCCACTTTCTTGCAGTAACGGATTGTGAAATCAACCTTTGAATCGTCTACCACAAGACCGGCATCGGTGGATTCCTTCCCAGCTTCTGCACTAACGGTGGCATAGCAGGTGTAGTAATCTTTCCAAACGTTCCTTCGATTTCCGATTGCATCAGAGATGACTTCATTCTTCTGAATATAAATGCGGACATTGAGTAGCTCAATATTCATCAGAAGGCCTCCTTTCTGGAACCGAAGAGAAGAGAGCGTAAAGTCAGTGTCAGAGCATGATGGTCTGCTTCTTCACGGTGCTCGTAAAAATAGGCGACAGCGTAATAGATAGCAGGCTTTGCATTTTCACTTTCTTCAAAGGCATCCTGATCCTGTCTTGTGATATCCATGCAGAGGCGTGTAGCCGATGTGATGAGTGTTTCAATGAGGGAATCGTCATCGTCAAAATCCACTCGTAGATACTGTTTCATTTCTTCTAAAGTGATAATCATCGTTATCGCCTCCAATCTTGAAAAGGTGGCAGCGACATCGAAAGAGGACGACGCTACCTTTCATGCTTAGCCCTTAGAAGAACCATTGAGTTTCAAAATCTGTACTGCTTCCGGAAGAATCAGCTTGCCATCGACACGTTCCTTTGCCACATAGCCAATCATACCGTTGCCTGCAAAGAGCTCAGTGAGCTGCTTGAAGGAGCGAGTACCACGATCGCCGATGTTGTAGTAACTATAATCACCAAATGCGATGGCGTTCTCCGGTGCATATGCAGAGGTGTGAACGGCATAGCCAAGGACCTTATCCGGTTCACCGGCCTGATAAGATGGCTGCCAGATGTAGGCACCATTGTTATCCTTCAGTTTGCGAAGCTGAGCCAGTGTTTTATCATTCATGATGAAACTTGCATTCTTACGATACGGACGCTTAAGAGCATATACCAGATCAAGCATATCATCAGATTTGATCGCAGCAGAAAGTGTACCGGCTACCGTACCACCACCAGTTGCAGCAAAAAGTCCTGTCGGTTTACCGGAACCGTCTCCATTGAGGAATGCATCCTCTTCAGCATTTGCTAAAGCCTTACCAAACTGATCGATGATGTAATTATCAAGACCGAAGGCATTATCATAGAGAAGTTCCTCAGTTACCTTGATAGCTACATGGAGCTTGTGTGCATCCAAAAGGATCTGACTGAAGGTTGCATCAGAAAACTGAAGAGCACCGCCTTCTTCAATCCATGCAGCTGCGGGTTTCGTAGCAGCGATGTTGATCTTATGCTCACCGGACGTTGTGATGGTGTGTCCAAGACTTCTCATGATATTTTCTTCGGTAAGAACATCAATCAGACGACTGTCATATTCCTCCGGAACAAGGTAGCCACCGTCTGCATCAACACCTTCCTGTAAAATATTAGATACCTGACGGAAATTGGTGCGGAGTGCCTGAAGCATACCATTTTTGTATTCATCGGAAGCACGACCGATCTTTGCAGGCTTTTCAGTAGCAGTAACAGGTTTTGAAGTGAGAGGTTTGTTTACCGGCTTGCTAAGCTCAGCATCCAATGCTTCCTGCCTCTCCAGACGAGCGATTTCCTTGCCGAGATCTGCGATTTCCTGTTCCATTCTGGAATAAGTCGCATCGTCCTCTGCAGTGAGAGTACCTTTTTCGGTACGATGAGAATCAAGAAATGCTTTTGCAGCATTCCATGCAGTATTGCGCTTTTCACGCAGTTCTAAAATAGTCATAATTGAATACCTCCATTAAATGTGTTGTTTGATTAGGTCAAGACGCTCCATGAGAGAATCTACGGAGCGTTCTGGTATTTCTGGTTTCTTGATGTGGCATTTGGCAGCCAGTTTATCCATAAGAGAGTTGGTCACAGATGCACGAGAGAAGAGCATAGGGCCAGCGATATTGTTTTCTACAGGTATCTCTGCAGGTCTTGTCAGGATTTCATCGGCAAAACCCATATCGATGGCTGTATGTGCATCCATCCAAGTCTCTGCATCCATGAGATGGGATAGCTTAGCACGGCTCATACCCGTTTTGATTTCGTAGGCATTGATGATGGATTCCTTGACTTCATCTAGCATGGCGATTGCCTTCTGCATCTCAGAGGTATCTCCCATAGCTGCAGTCATTGGGTTATGAATCATTAGCATGGATACTGGAGATACCAGCACCTTTGTGCCAGCCATAGCGATGACAGATGCTGCAGAGGCTGCGATGCCATCAATCTTCACAGTGACATTGCCGGGATATTCCATCATCATGTTGTAAATTTGGGCTGCGGCCACACAGTCGCCTCCCGGAGAGTTAATCCAAATGGTGATGTCTCCGTTTCCAGCAAACAGCTCATCTCGAAAGAGTTTAGGTGTGATATCGTCGTCAAACCAGCTTTCCTCTGCGATGGTGCCGTTTAGAAATAGTGTCCTCTCTAGTGTCTGCTCCTGCGTCTCCTGATTGGTCATCGTCTGATTTTTCCACTTCCAGAACTTCTTCATCGTTCTCGTCCTCCTTTCCGGCAGCTGTAGTTGCTGCGAATATTCCTGCATCCTCCAGCTTGGTCATGTTTCCATTGATGAGATATAAGTCACCACCAAGTTCCGGTGGGATGAGGTCTAGATTTTCAAGTTCACGGATATCATTTGCGGACATCCAGCCATTCTGCCTTGCAGTAGCGTAACCGTTCATACGACTTTGGTAATCACCACGTAAGAGGCCATCAACATTGAACTTTACAAAATAAGCAGCTTTCTCTGATTCAGATAGAAGGGCTCGGTTAATGGATTGCTCCCAACGGACAATCCAGGGCTCCAAGGTGTACTTCACAAATTCGAGAGATTGCTGCTCAATATTAGAAAAGCTTGACTTCTCAAGATCACCGACCATGTGAGGCGGTACTCTAAAGATTCGAGCTATTTCATCAATCTGAAATTTTCTTGTTTCCAGAAACTGTGCTTCATTTGGGGAAATGGAAATAGGCGTGTATTTCATGCCTTCTTCCAAAACAGCTACCTTATGAGAATTGTTCCCAGAGAAGCCTTTTGTCCAGCTTTCTCTGACAGCTTCTGGATTTTTTACGGTACCGGGATATTCCAAAATACCTCCCGGTGTGGCACCGTTTGCAAAGAACTTAGCACCGTATTCTTCTGTGGCGATAGCAAGTCCGATAGCGTTCTTGGCCATAGCGATGGGAGAGTAACCGACCAGGCCATCAAAGCCGAGGCCCGGAACATGGAGCACATCCGACGGTTTCAGGATGACTGTTCCATTTTTCATGGTAGGTGCATCTGAATCCTGCATTTGATATTGATAGTAGAGGTGACCTTTATCGTCACGATCCACACTCATTCGATTAGCCATCAGCGGATAGAGAGCGATGACTTCACCTTTGCCATTTCGTATAATTTGCGCATAAGCATTTCCATAAAGGAGAAGATGCGTCATTAAGGTCTCTCGGAAGACAAAGGATGTCATTTCCGGATTTGGCTCATCGTGAATCAGTCGATACAGAGGATGCTTGATTGCCTTTTCTTTACTACCGGAGTCGGTATACTTATAAACATGGACCGGCAGTCCTGCAATGGACTCCGAAAGAATTCTGACACAGGCGTAGACTGCAGTCATCTGCATGGCACTTCGTTCGTTGACGGCTTTGCCAGAGTTGCTTCCACCAAAGAGAAAACGATAAGCGCTGCCATTGGTACTGTTGGTGGGCTTGTCTCTGGAATGAAATAGCCCCGATAAAAATCCCATAAATATTCCTTTCTGCCTTAAGAGGCGTATAAAATTCAAAGTTTCGTCATAAAATAATTTATGCAAATGCTTGCAATTGCAAGCGAAAGCAAATATAATAAAGAAAAAGGAGGCGATACTATGGCAAATACATCCGCTGTTTATGCAAGAATAGATACGAATCTCAAGGATAATGCTGAGAGCATTCTTTCTCAGCTTGGCATTTCTCCATCCAGTGCAATTCAGATGCTTTATAGCCAGATCGTACTGAAAAAAGGTATGCCGTTTGAATTGAAACTTCCTTCTTCTAAGCCATTAGCTGTTGGTGCAATGACCAGAGAAGAACTTGATGCAGAACTCCAGAAGGGTGTTGATTCCATCAAAGAA